TTGTTTTATACGGCTACTGTTTCCGCTTTAGGTTGTGTTTTGGGTACTCCGACAATCAGCACCTTATCCGCTTGCGGGGTCGGTTTCGCCTCTTTCTTTTCGGATTGGGTCGCTTTGGGCTGTTCCTTACCTTTCGGCTTGGCAGTTTCCGACTTCGAGGCGGTGGCGTACACTTCCTTTTTGACGGCTTTTTCGGCTGTTTTAGGGGCTTTCTCCGTCTTGATGGTCTGTTCTGTCTTTTTCGCTTTGGCATCGGCTTTCGCTTTCTTTTCAGCCTCTTTAAGCCCTGCGATACGTTCGTCCAATCGAGCGTTTTTCTTGCCGTATTCTTCGGTATATTGGGCTTCTATCGTTGCCGTCTTTTCGGGTAGGTGTTGCGTGGCAAACGCTAACATCATACCGCCTTGTACGCCCGAAACGGTGTTTGTCCTCTCGGTTAGGTGGCTATACAGGTAATCACGGCGGATAACGGTTTTTTGTTCCTCTGTGAGATTGGTAACAATTTCCTTCTTTTTCTCGTCCGTCAATCCGTAATAATCATTTTCTTTCAAACCTATGGTTTTGTAATGGCTACGGCGCAACTTGTCGAGCATAAAGAAATACATTGCCTGTTCTTCTGCGGGGGTAAATTCCGATTTCGGTAACTCGTCCGTGCGTAGCAGTTCTTTTATATCCCCTGCCGTTTTTTCCTTTGCGATTTCGGTATTACGCACCTTTTTAGCTTTGAGGTCGGTTATTACCTGCTCGTTGGTCTTGGTGTCTTTGGTGGCTACCTCTTTGTAGTACATTCTTACGTTACTATCGCCGATTTTAGCATACACACGGATTTTGCCCTGCTCTTTCAGTTCTTCAAGGTGCGCCGTCTGCTTGGTGTACCTTTCCTGTTCCTTGCCGTATTTCTCCTGTGCCTTGTCGTAATCTTCGGGCTTTTTATACTCGGAGGCTTGCGGTTCGGTCGGGGCTGTGGGGTATGAATTAAGGTTATACGTTTGCACGTTCTTAAACTCATAACCGCCCTTTTTGATTATTTGGGTTGCCTCGTTGTCGTGGCTGTACTGTTCCCCGATAAATGTAAGTTTCGGGTCGGCAAGGGCTACGGCTTGCGCCTGTTCTACAAGGTATGCCGTTTGCTTGTCCGACAAACATTTTTTGTTGGTACACTTGCCACAACCGCCATTCTCGGCGAACAGGTCAAAATTGCTCGAATTGTGAATACATTTCAGACACTTGGTTTTGTCGAAACTGTAATTATCAAGGTTGTTCGTATAACAGTTCCGTATCTTACCCTCCAACACATTTGCGGAGATATTGCACCATTCGCCTGTGCCGTCCTTGCCTAAACGGTCGTTCAAAATGTCCTCCTGTATCTTCTTGTCGTACTTGCTAATGACTATCCCTGCCGATGCGGTCAGTTTACCCTCTTTTACAAGGTTGGCAATTCCTTTGATAAGGTCGCAAAGTTTCAGCGTTTGATAGATATGCTTTTCATTCTTGCCGTATGCTACGGCGAGGCTTGCAATATCGTACCGCTTTGTGTCTATAAGGCGTTTGTAAGCCTCTGCCGCCTCCATTGGTGGCACGTCCTCACGCTGTAAGTTCTCGGAAATTGAAAGGTCATACGCCTGTTCGTCTGTTACCTCTCGAATGATGCAGGGGATTTCTTTCATATTCAACATACGGCAAGCCCTAAAGCGGCGTTCTCCGCAAATGATTTCGTAATGTTCGCCTTTTTTGCCCTTGCGCCGTACAGTAATGGGCTGTATCAATCCATGAACGGAGATACTTTGCGCCAACTCTTTGAGCGCATCGGCATCGAATGTTTTCCGTGCGTTGTAATTGCTCGGTTCTATCAAGTCGGATGCGATGTTTACGGCTTTGCGTTGTCCGTTGTCGGGGGTGCGTACCACTACTGCGGTTACTACTTCGTTTGCTTTCTCTGCTACTGCTACGGCTGTGCCGTTGTTCTTTACTGTTGTCATAATCGTAATTATTAAAGTGATTTACTATTGTTTGTTTTTAGGGTTATTGGCGCAAATGGGGCAAATAACAAGGATTTCCAAAATGTCGTTATCCTCTTTGTCGGTTACATCGAAACTGCATCTAACGCTGTCGCATCCGCATTTTCGGGGGTTGTGTTCAAACGAAAAACTATTATTGGGATAGTTGTTTGCGTACTCGTTTAACGAGCCTAACGAATTGAAATACTTTGGTTTCATGTCTTTTCAGTTTTAGAAAATTAATACTATCAAAAGGAGGATAAAGCCAACGATAACGGCAAGAGAAATAAGGCAGGACAGAACGCCTTTAATGATTGCCCACACTAAATAAATCCCTGCGACAACCGCCACGAACGACCACCCCCAGAGGGCAAAACCCGCCACCGCAAAAGCTATTTTCAAAACCCAACCTATGCTGATTGGAAGGTTTGAGAATCGTTGTTTCCTGTTTTTTTCTGCTGTTCGTATCATAATTCTGACTTTTTTTTTTAACGCTATGCCGTATCGGAGCCGGTTATGAGTGATCGAGTTTCAGGGGCAGAGAAAGGTAGTGTTTAGCCGATGCAAGTTTTTCGGGAACAAATACGCTACGTCCAGCATGGATGTTGGAAGATTTTTCACGAAACCGGAGGCTCGAACTTGCTTCGGCGTAAAGAACACGGAAATACTTTCGCGCATGAAATCGAACAACTTCATCGGCGTAATTGGCATTCCCGCTAAAAGAGGAAGAAATTATAAGATACGGGCAGTAGAAAAAATCCCCCTTTACTCCCGGATAGTCTGAACAGGGAGTATAAAAAAGCGGCATATTTGACCGCCGCCGGAATCAGGATGCACTTTAGGTATAGACAAGTGCAGACGAAAGCTACCAGCCCGTAAGGGATTGGTATGTGGTGTATTTTAATGACTTACCTTTGTTTTCCCGTAATCGTAGTATTAACGATTAAAAATAAAATGATATGGAAATAGTCAATATAGAAGCAGGTACATTCGAGGCAATGATGTCGCGTTTTGAATCCTTTACGCAAAAGGTGGAATCGCTATGCGGGCAACATCATAAAGATAAAGAACTGAAAGATTGGTTGGATAATCAGGATGTGTGCTTAATTCTGAATATCAGCCCCCGGACACTACAAACCTTACGAGATACAGGGAAATTGGCATATACCCAAATACACCGGAAAATGTATTATAAGCCGGAAGATGTGGAGCAAATCATTAACAGCTTAAAACCGTAAGTGAGATGAGTAGCGAGATTATAACAAAAGATAATGAGCGGATAAAGATATTTTTTAGCTCGCTCGACAGGATGTTAGACAAAATCGAAATTGCTTTGACAGACTACAAACCGATGCTGAACGGGGAAAGGTTTCTGACTGATGTACAAGTGGCGGAAAGGTTAAAAGTGAGCCGCCGGGCATTACAGGAGTATCGCGCTAAGGGAAAAATCCCGTATATTCAGTTCGGAGGAAAAACCCTGTACAGGGAATCCGATATTCAAAAGATACTGGAAAAGAATTATCGCAAAGCATGGGATTAACCCTTTGTCAGTCTGCTTTGCCTATTAATTTTAAGCCCCGAAATCGCTTTGATTCCGGGGCTTAAAGTTGAATGACCTCACATTGCCTTTCTTCGTTCTATCAATCTATCCATATCCTCCGAAATCTTATCATCGGTTACTTTAGCATAAGTCTGTGTAGTTGAAATATTTGTATGCCCCATCATCTTACTGATACTCTCAATGGGAATACCTGCCGAGAGCAAAAGCGTTCCGAACGTGTGCCTGCTTTGATGATAACTTAGATTGCCCTTTACTCCGGCAAGAAAGCCAATTTCATTAATGCAATACCATAGCTGATCGCGATTCGGTAATGGAAAAACAGGTTGGGTATCATCTTCCGTATTGTATAACGCCATAATCTGTTCGGCTACCGGATGCAGAGGTATAAACGCTTCAACATCTGTTTTTTTCCTGTTGATTTTTATATAACGCCGCCCATCGGCAGTTTTTCCTATATGACGGGGGTATAACCCTTTTATATCAACATAGGCAAGCGCAGTGAACGCAGAAAATATAAATGCCCTGCGTGTCAACTCCTGCCACTTGTCTGGCATGGGGCTTTCCATAATTATTTTCAACTCGTTTCTGCTTATGTGTTGCAATTTTGGAGCCTCTTTCTTTTCATACGGAACGTCGGCAAGCGGATTAAAGCGAAGCAATTCCCTATCAACGGCAATATAGATAAGTCGGTTCAGCCAAGTAAAACAATGGTTGATATGTCCTGACTTGTAGTCCATACTCTTTAAATAGAGTTTGTAGTTTTTTCCAAACTCTTCGGTAATATCGGTAAAGGCAATATCTTTTAACTTTAGAGTAAGAAGAAATCCTCGTAAATTGCTTTGCGAAACCTTAGACTGCCGATATGTAGAGGTTGAATTTATCTCAAAGGAGCGCATTCTCAACCGCTCGCGCTCTTCCTCGCCTGCTTCTAACAACATGGTCGGAACAGCGTTTATTTCGGTAATTGTATTTTTAAGTAGCTCCGCACTGATAACGCCTTGCTCTTTGAGAATTTTCTCATAAGTTTGTTCAATCCGTTCACGAAAGGCTATCAGTTCATTGTTAGCCCTTTCTTCTTTAATTCCACCCTTGCGAGCGTTCCAATCGCTGGGATTACAAAAGATGCCTGTTGAAATAGCTGTTTGCTTGTTGTCAACAGTGATTCTGCAAAGAACAGCCGTAGTGCCGTCGGCTTTTACCTTGTTCTTATTTATGTAGAATAATATTTTGAATGTACTACGCATGGTAATTGTATTTTAAATGTTTACAGAACTAATTTTAAATCTTGGGTTGCTTCAATATACTTATCCATATCCTCAAAGAGTTTCTTCGGGGTAACACGGGCGTAAATTTGTGTGGTTTTTATATCCGAATGACCGAGCATTTTGGAAACGGTTTCTATGGGAACTCCACCTTCAAGGGCAATCAAACTCGAAAACGTGTGCCGCCCCATATGATAGGTCAGCACTGGAATATTAAGCATTTGGCGTATGCTTTGAAGATTCCATTTCAAAGCAGCGTGTTCCATTTTTGGAAATAGCGTTTCCCGCGATTTGTTTCTGTACTTCTCTATTAACTCGATAGCTTCGGGGAGCAATTTTACCCGGCTAAGTTTACCGTTCTTGCCACGCTGATATTTGAGCCATAAACTACCTGCATCATCTTTGAATAGGTTATCGTTTGTTATGGCTACTACATCTATATAAGATGTCCCGGTATAGCAGGCAAAAAGAAACAAATCACGGGTAGTTATATGCGACCACCTGTGTTCTTCAATCTCCAAATCCCGTATCTTCTCAAACTGTTCACGACTTAGGGTTCTTGGCGGGTTGTCTTTTTGCTTTAGTAGCGGATAGTTCGCAAAGTAGTGTTTATCAGAATGTTCCTCTTTGAAGGCTATCCGGCAAATCTTTTTCAATATTGCCAAATATTTTCGAGTAGTTTCTACGCCTAACCCCAAATCAAGAATTACGAAATCCTGAAATTCACGGATAAACTGCTCATTAAGCTGGCTGAATGCAAGGTCTGACGAGTTGAATTTCTTTTTGATGAACTCTGCCAATCGTTTTCGAGTATAGAGATAGTTCGGTAGGGTGCGGGGAGATACATCTATACCGACACGCGCTTTTATTTCTTCGATATGACGGTCAAAGAGCCGCATCAAAGTCATTTGTGTTGCCATTCCACCCTGAAACAGATTTTTCACAGCTTCGGCATCGAACGATTGTTTTCTATCAATAAGTGCATCATAAGCCTCATTGATAGAAAGCAGTAGCTTATCCAACTTAGCATTAGTTGCCACAGCCTCGCGGCTTTTACCCTCCAAACGGCTCGCACGCGGATTCCACAGCGAGGGGGTGCAGGAGAGTTTACAACTGAACTGTGCCATTGACTGGCCAACAGTGATACGCCCCATGATCGGGGTCTTGCCCGACTTGTCGGGAGAACTCTTTTTCAGGTAGAGTAATACCTTGAATTTTTCATCTTTCATAACACTTATAATTTTATGGAATTTGCTGTCAATTTCTGACAGCAAAGTTACCTGTTATATAAGTGCTCTTTACTATGCAAAATACTGTATATCAACACAAAAGACTCTTGATTGAAAATCTTCGGTCTGCTATTAGTTACCTATTTTTATCCGGTAACTGGCAAGCTAACGATTTGGTAACTGAAATACTGTGTAAATCTGCTTTGCTTTGAATATTTTAGATTACCGCAAATCTCCACAAATCAACTCATTTCAAACGTGTTACCTATTCTGCTTCTTACGTTTTCTAACCCTTGCTTTTCGGCTTTTTTTCCATTGTTCCCGGCATACCGCGGCTACATTGAATCTTTCCCTAGGTACACCAATAGAAACCGTTTCTAAATTGATGGGCCACACCAAAATATCCACGACACAGATATATGCTAAAATAGTGGATGAGAAGAAGAAAGAGGCGGTTAACCGGCAGAATGGGATATTTGATTGATTCGTGAATGAACTAAAATAATAATGAATTATGAAAACCATTTTTATAGAGGGAGCTTCTAATAGTGGTAAGACTACTATTATAAAGGAATACAGTGAAAAACTACTGACTACAGGTGAATACGATATTGTGTTTAGCCATAAAGTTGATACTGACGAGCTTGTGTATTTGCTTAAAAACAGAGATACTGGCGATTGCATCTTGCTGAATTCACCCGCAGATATGAAAGGTCTTATTGATGAATTAGATAGACTTCTTGGTGAATTTACATCTACTTATACAATTACAATAATGATCTCAGCCATAAGGCATAGAAATGTTAATCGCCATCTCTTTGAACGCATGCATAGTGTTGCCAAGAAATATTCTACTGACATAAAGTTTATTGACCTTCTTAAAAATGCAGTATGCTATGGTATGTCTGAACTTGATGAGATAATCTGAATAATAATGCCTCGATCATCTGAACTCGGTGGAGGCTATGGCTTTATAGTTGCTGATTTGATTTTCATAGATCGGTGAATGATGCAAAATGTGCACTTTTTTAGTGCATTACCTTAGTTTTTGCTTGCAATGTCAATTATTCGATTGTTAAGCTGCTCAATGATTTTGTTTTTGTTCTCAATTTCATTGAGTAATCTTTCCCTTTCTTTGATTAATTCTATTTTTTTCATTTCAAGTAGCAAAGAATCTTTCGGTCCAAATGTGATTTCAATTGCATTGTTTTCACCTTGCGATACTAAACAGGAAATTAGACTAGGATCCAGCATATCACCATGCCCAGTGTTTAACCATTCATTGTTGATTGCATTATAATCAATAATAACTGGAAGAGCCGTTCCGGTTTCTCCTTCTTTGAGATTATTCAAATGGTTATGCTTAATACCCATGGATCGGATATATTCTTTAAGCCTATCTTGGATCTCGTAATTCTCAATTTTCATAATCAATAAAATTAGGGGTAACTAAACTGGACGCCATGGATCCGGATGGACCTTAGTTCGGGTAATCTTTATAGCTTTTATGCTTCTATTGTCATTATATGAAATATGAACATCATACCATCCTCGACAATTGAACTTCTTTCTAAATTTATCTGATTTTAGATACCACCCCATCCGATTAAAAACGTACTGTTCACGGCAAAACCTATATATAATATCAGTGTCTATCTCTTTATAATGATCCACTATATCTAAAATATTCAGTAATATATGCTCAATATCATCGTCGTCAACTGTTTCATACCTTACTACTCGCTTGGTGGATCTATTGAGCAAATACACTACGACAAATCCACCTAAAAGAAAAAATCCTAGTATAGTCTCTACTGGGTTCATCATAAGAATTTTTAGGTTTTGGATTGCGATCTGTTTGAGAAGTGTTTGATTCTCAGTGATTTATAATATATATGATTTCCTTGCTGAGAATTTGCAATTTCACTTTATCGTAAAATCAAAAACGCCGGTGTAGCCGGATAAGCCTTGTATTACCGGCATGATGCAATATTCTCCTGCTGGTCCGGTAACTGTTATTTCATATACGTTATCGCGTATCTTTTCCATTTGCACTACTACACCTTTGGCTTCGCCGGCTCCGATCGTAGAGCCTCCTATAACTGAAAATGACGAAGTTGTAAGATAACGAATGCCTTTTTTAACGTCGAATTTACCTACACCAAAATCTTTAGCCGTATATGAGGGTGTAAACATATAGTATTTAGCCACATCGTATGGCGATGGCGTATTAAAATACAATCGAAACGTAGCGACACCTTTGAAGTGAGCAGAACTACTGGCACCATCAAACGCTAATTTAGCTTTGCTCTTAATAGGGCTGGCGCTTATTTTAGTCTGTTTATAGTTTAAGACCTCTATACGTTCCATCACTGTACCGCGTACTGCGTAAACACCTATGCTGTCCGTTTGTGCCCACATTGAGGCTGTGAGGAATAACCCAAAAACTAAAGCTGCAATCTTTTTCATATTATATTAATCTAAAATGCCGTCACTGTCAGCGTCCAGCACTGTATTGTTTAGTTTGAACTGCATAGTATTCGGTAGAGATATTTGCAGTGTGTTTTCGTCTACAGTAGCCTTGAAACTGGATTTTGTCGAGTGCTTTACAGTCAAGGTTAGCCCGTCATACGCCCAACCAAAGTGATAGTATTCATTAGTTTCAATTATATTAAATGTTATACCCGTTAATTGCTGAAACACACATTTTCCATTTTCGTAAATAGTTATTTCTCCATTGCTAGGGGCATTTATAGAAACTACATATTTATTATCAGAGTATACATACTGCCCCCATTCAATATCACCGCTTTCGGTATTATCATCGCCCGATGAACAGGAAAACAACCCTACTGCAACAAAAAGAATGACTACTATCTTTTTCATATTCCTATACTCTTAATAATCCAACAACCAAACTCATAGAATATATTTCGTTTTTTGGTATAGTGAAATCTGGATATTCTGCGTTAAACGATACGCACCGTATACCGTCGCTTTCTTCATATATACGTTTAATCACAATGCCCTGCGCAGTATCTAATACGTGAACTTTGCCCCACTGTATAAAATGGGTGTTGTCTATTCGTTTGCAAGCAACCTCGTCTCCACTCTCGTATTTAGGTTCCATACTATCACCTTTGATAAATATAGTAAAGTTGTATTCTGGGAAAGCGTGTATAACAGGAATTTGCTCACAATCGACTTCTCTTACTCCTTCCAAGCAGTGAGTTAATGATCCGGCTGATGCGGTATAGGGGATACGTGGGTGGGTTATCCCAACTTTCCCTTTTGCAAGCTGTTTCGTCTTAAGATCTTCGTCATCTAGGAATTCATCCAAACTAATATTCATTTCCCCATTACCTGTTAATAACCAATATGGGTTTATTGTAGAGAACCTTCTTAGTATAGCATTTACAATTGACACATTAGGCTCATTTCCTCTCTTTAAAAGGTTACTAAGCGTAGTTTGCGGAATTCCTATTTCTTCTGCAAACTTGCGATCTGAGAGCCCTTGTAGATCTATAATTTTCCTTATTCTTTGCAAAACTCCCTCTTGCATAATGTTTTCTATTTAGAATTAATACAAATAACCCATATTGGTTAATTTTATAAGTAAAAAACTTGCAAAATGAACCCAAATTGGTTTACTTTGCAAAGTCGTTATGACAAACGGATATAGAAAAGGCTGTCACGAAGCGCGCCGTGATCCTATAAATGTTTATCTAGTCAATTGCAAATATAGGTAGCCTTTTTCTTTTATCCAACTCTAAAGACAATTTTATTGGAAGCAACTTGTGGAAAGGGTTGCGAGAGAAGAAACAATATTAAGCTCTATTCGAGTAACCGGCCTCCTTTCCACTTTAGGGCCGGTGAAAGAATGGAGCTTTAATTTTATAATATACCTATATGAAAAAGGAAGTAGTGCATATCAATGAACTTACGGTAAAACCGTGTGAACAATATCCTTCGGTACTTATAGATATCTTAATCGGAACCATGGCTGATATAATAATCCTCGATGATGCTCAAGATGAATGCATAAAAGACAGGGTGCAGTTAATGAAAGATTTATCCCGACCAATAATCGAAGCTATAAAGAAGAATGAAGATAATTATGGTGCTTTATTAAAGGAGGTACAGAGATGAATGCATTATCAAAGAACAGTAGCGATAAGGAAATAAAGGTGTATTTCCTTGCAGTAGCGGAGTTAGCAAAATCAAATGAAGAGTTTCCTGTAGATTTGAATATGGTCTGGCCGTTGGTATATGGTCAGAAATCAGATGCCGTCAGTGCATTAAAGAAAGATTTTATAGAAAATGTTGATTTTCAATCGTTAAGGGAAAATCCTCAACGTGGCGCTGCCTCTCCGATCATATATAAACTATCCCTATCATGCATGGAGTTCTTCATTGCACGTAAGATTCGCCCTGTATTTGAGATTTACCGGCAAGTATTGCACCGAGTAGCCAAACCACTTTCATCTGCTGAAATGTTTCTCCAAAATGCGCAATTGATGGTAGAGCATGAAACACGCATAAGCAACGTTGAGGATAGGGTTATGGAATTGGAAGCCCGAGCAGATACGGCTATAAGAACATTTACAGTGTTAGGCTATGCAACCTTGCATAAAATAAAGATTGGACTTCAATTAGCCAGTAAGCTAGGCAAACAAGCAACAGTTATCTGTAAGCAGAGAGGCTATATTATAGAGTCCGTTCCTGATCCGAGATTCGGAAAAGCGAATGTTTACCCAGTAGAAGTACTGGATGAGGTTTTTAATCAAGATATAAACTAAAAACATAATATCATGAAAAAGAAAGAGCTTGTATTTGGTGGAACGAATATTATCAAAAAGGAAGGTTGCCCTGCTGTTTTGAATGTGTCCGGGTATAGTGATGACAGAAGCATCGAGGTGTGGGACGGAGAGATGAGAGACAGAGATGATAGCTTAGCAGTTGTAGGCATATCGTTATATAGTGGTGATCAGGAAGAATCAGTGATTCTTATTCATAAGAAAGACTGTTTACAGGTGGCAAACTTCCTACTGAACTTACATACAGAGTATGCCAATGAGTTGAATGAGCTTGAACTTAAAGAGTACTCCCAGAGATTTGTAAATACCCAGAATTTTGGGGAATAATCAGAGGAGATATAATTATGGAAGGGAAAATTTTAGATCAGTTAGATCGCATTGAACGTAATAGCCTATTGGCAGCAAAGAATGTGCTGAATCTTGAAGATGTTGCCCTACTCACAGGATTAAGCAAATCACATCTATACAAGCTTACTTGCTCACATCAAATCCCTATGTATAAACCTAATGGGAAGCAAATCTACTTTGATCGAGTAGAGATTGAGGCATGGATGAAACAGAATCGGGTAGCCACTATGCAGGAGATTGAGCAAACAGCTACAAATTATATCGTTACTGGAAAAATGAAATAATTATGGGAGCAAAACAAATTATATATTTTAAAGTCCAAGGTGATTCCATGGACGATGGTACTAAGAAGGGGTTCTCTGATGGAGATTCTCTGCAAACATCAGAATATACTCTTGATGAATTTAGAGCTCGAATAAAAGAAGATCTTAACAGCTACTGGTTGATTAAAATTGGTGATAGTTATCTCTTAAAGCAAGTTATAGCTTACAGAAAGGATGACTCTATACTCATTCACTCTTTGAATCCTGAATATAAAGATCAGATATTAAGTCTTGGTGAGACCTCTAATGTCTATAGGGTTAATTTGCACCAGCCTATAAGAGTTAGCTATGGTATGGATTATTGGGAAGATTAATGATTCACATTATTATAAATAAAAATGAAAGATAAGAAATATATAGGTTACGATTTTCATACTCCAGTAGAAGGTGATAGTAAGTTGTCTGTGTTATTTAACTCCATACTGAAGAGATTGAATTGCATAAGGATCATGTCATGCCCACATACATTTTATCCGGGCAAACAACATGAAATGGCAATAATGTTCTACAATGTTTGTTTATGCGAATTGTATTTCCATGGAGTGGTTAATAAGTTGACTGAATGGAAAACATTGAGCCAGGAATACCAAAAGGAATTTGGTTCTAGCTGGAAATATTACGCAGCTTCCAGACGTTTGGAGCTAATTGAAAAGTATGGAGGTGAAGATTCTGATTACAATGAAGATGGCTCCATTAAAACAGAAGTAGGAGAGGAGACCCTTGCGTCTTATTCAATCTTACATGATCTTGTCCATGGAGGAACAGATATTGTAACTGACACAGTTCTATTTGATTTATCCACAGTGATTTCCATGATAGAAACTGATGCAAAGTTTGATGTTATAGAGGTGCTTTCTTCTGTGTCTGGTGTGGATATTCCAACTTACCGGGAAGATGCGGATGGAAATATAGTTAAACAAACCTGGGTGGACAACGCTTTGGTAAAGGCAGAAAAAGAGGATAAAGCTGATGTAATGGTGAATATGTTATCTGGAGTTGTGGCAAGTATTCAATGTATAGTCTGCAAGGTTAAGAGTATGGATGCTGCCTGTGATAATAAGGAATTCTTTCCTTGGTTGGATGAATCTATAGATAGGGTATTCGACCTTGATTTCATTGCAATGTATAAGTTTGCTAATAATGAAGAGGTTTAGAAAAATAATCAGATATATCATATACTATCCTATTCTCCGGATAAAAGGATATTCCCATAGGGTTAGTATGTGGTGTATTAGAACAACGGAATGAAAGAATCCTATGACATACATAGACTTAATAAATAGGTTTTGGGAATTAGACGAAGCATGGCAATTTTCCTGCTGTGAAACGAGGCTTTATTTTTACTTGCTAAAAACAGCGAATCGTTTAGGCTGGGGAGATAACTGGACACATTCAGACGATAAGACGGCTGCAAATGTGGGAGTGTCAAAGAATACGTTTAAGACTGCACGAAATCGTTTATCACAAGCTGGGTTAATTTCATTCAAGGAGGGCGGCAAAGGTTACGGAAATAAAACAAGGTATCAAATTACATATCAAAATATGACACCTAAACCGGAACCTAAAGTAGACCCTAAACTACAACCTAAACCGGAACCTAAAGTAGACCCTATATATAATAAGACTAAGATAAAGACTAAGAATAAAGAATCTACTGACGTAGATGAGAAAGTCGAGGTTTTATATTCACTGTACCCTGCTAAGTGTGTGGTAAATGCCAAACGTAACCTTGGCAAAGGCTCAAAGGACAAAGAGAAGATCGAAAAGCTGCTAAAGGTCCATTCTTTTGAGGATTTGAAGAAAACGATTGAGTGGTACATTGGCAGCTGTAGGAGTAGCCAAACATTCATGAAGAACTTTTCTACATTCCTGAACAACCTGCCAGACATTCCAGATGGTAACCAAGTAAAGGCCTTGTTCAACTTTGGACCAGGTGAATGGATCGGCGCCGATGGTAAGCGTTACTATGGTAACCCTGATAAACCCTTGCCGGCTCCTATAGATGCACCTCCACGTCCTGATGTAAATGCATATTTTGACATGGAACTCGGAAGATGGAACTGGTAACGAAATTAACGAATAACGTGATAAAGGCATGAATGAAACAATAATCATAAAAAACTGGAGTGAAATAAACGTCAATCCGAGCAGAAATAAACAAAAGGTCATTTGCCCTAACTGCCATGAAAGACGTAGCAACAAGCGTGATCGAGCACTATCTGTGAATATCGGTGAGGGTGTTGCACACTGTCATTATTGTGATGTCAGCTATGTGATAGGCAATAACGACAGTAGCGAGACTACTCACTACAAAAACGAATCGTACAAGATGGAGAAGAAATATATCAAACCGGTATGGAAAAACAAAACTGAGCTATCTGAGAAGGTTGTTAGATACTTTGAATCTCGTGGTATCAAGCAACAAACTCTTGTTGACATGAAGATAACCGAGGGTATGGAATGGATGCCACAACACCAGAAGGAAATGAATACCATCCAGTTCAACTACTTTGAAGGTGGCACACTTGTTAACGTGAAATACCGCTCTGGTGGGAAGGACTTCAAATTTACCTCCAATGCTGAACTAATCCCGTATAACATCAACGTTGTAAAGGGTGCAGAAAGAATATACATCACAGAGGGTGAGATGGATGCCATTACACTTGTTCAGGAAGGATATCCAGCCATTTCCGTTCCCAATGGAGCGAGTGATAATACTTCGTACTTAGATCGTTTTATGGAGCCTTATTTCGATTCCATCAAAGAAATTGTTATTGCGGTCGATACCGATGACAAAGGAATCATTCTCCGGGATGCATTAGTGCGTCGTTTTGGCGCTGAACGTTGCAAGGTTGTCAACTATTGGGGTAAGGATTGTAAGGATGCTAACGAATGTGCGGTTAAGTTGAGCACTCACTTTTTAAAAGAGTGTTTAAATAGGGCTGACTTTGTGCCTGTTTCCGGGATATTTACAGTATCGGATTTTGAGAATGATCTGGATGCTCTTTATGAGAATGGGTTGCAAAAAGGGGTTACTATCGGACACAAAGACTTTGATGAGTTGTGCAGCTTTGAAACAAGGCGTCTATGTATTGTTACTGGAATACCTGGCTCCGGCAAGTCTGAGTTCTTAGATGAGATTGCTAAATGTTTGAATCTTCGATATGGGTGGAAGTTTGGATACTTTTCACCTGAAAATTTTCCATTAAACCTTCACGCCTCAAAACTTGTAAGCAAGATTACTGGGAAAACTTTCTCAAAAAAGTACCTTCCATATCAAGAGTATAAACAGGTAAAGGAATATATGGATGAGAACTTTTTCTTCATTTGTCCTGAAACTGAATACACTCTGGATACTATACTTGAAAAAGCTAAATTTCTGGTTCGTCGTTACGGGGTACGTGGTGTTGTTATTGATCCATGGAACAGGATAGAGCACCGGATCCCTAAAGGACAATCTGAGACAGACTACATAAGCAAGGCTCTTGACCAGATAACCAGTTTTGCGCAACGTGAAGATGTACTGGTCTTCTTGATGGCTCATCCAACGAAGCTAAAGAAAGCCCAAGGATCAGCAGAATATGAAGCGCCTACACTGTATGACGTGGCAGGATCAGCGAACTTTAACAATAAGGCTGATTACGGTATATCGGTGCATAGAAGAAAAACATTAGGATATGTAGAAATTCATGTTCAGAAAGTAAAGTTCAGGCATCTGGGTACTACTGGTATGGCTAAATTGAAATATAATTTAATCAATAGCAGATATGTAGACCATTTTGACGATGATGTCCCTGCTATATGGGATAATGACAACCATTTGCAAAAGATGCTAAGTGATAAGCAGAAAGAAGATACTCAGAGCAGAATTGAATATGAAACTCATCCGATAGACTTACCTAAATTTACAGAAGAGAGAAGTGATTTACCATTTTAAAACTAAGTAAAACAAGTAAAACGAATCAAATATGAATCAAAGTAATGGAGTGTACGGTATGTATGAAAGCTCAGTGAATGGAATATTTAAGTGCGCATAAGATAGGAAGTCACCAAGACCGTGCTGAGAGTAGCGAGTGAGTAGGCTCGTTGATGGAAGATAACCAAATCCTGAGAGAACGAAAGACGGAAATCAGATGATACTTGTGTAGGTTCGAACCCTGCTTACTTTGATTCTAATAATATAATTATTAAAACCATAATGAATCAGAACTAATGGAAACAGGAAATAGGCTAACGCCAGACTACACCAGCAGGGTCAAAGGTACCCGGTTACGGTTTGCAAGCTAATATGTAGCGGTACTGTAGACGAAATAGCCAGCGCAGCATTAGAGGGCAAAAGGGTGTGCAACAAAGTTTATTAGATAGTCTTAACTACTTAATCCGTAAACAAAGTGAGCGATAGAAAGAGAATTAATATATCTGTGGATCCTGTTACATACGAGAAGTTACAGCAGATAAAGCGAGACCATGGGTTTAGTAATGCGTGCGAGTTGGTAGTATCATTCGTGAACATTCTAATAGATCGCATGGAGCCAGCCACCCGTAGAAAGTATGACTTACCGGATGAGGATGGGGGATATATAGACCAAATGTTTAACGATTTAGGCCACATACAGCGTACACCTGATGGCACAGTACCTGTGCGTCGCCACACTAAAAAACTTAAATAATATGGCAAAGAATAAGGAATATCAACAGCTGATACATACGACTAAGTGGCTACGCCTACGACGTGATATACTAACAGCACGCCCGCTTTGTCAACGATGCGAGACTGCGGGTTTGATAACACCTGCTACCGAAGTACATCACGTACGACCAGTAGAGGAAGCACACACAAAGGCCGAGCGCACGCAGCGAATGTACGACCCTAATAACCTACGGGCACTGTGTCATGACTGCCACGTTAAGACACACACCGAGTTAGGGCGTAGTGGTAAGGAAGCAACGCGAAAGCGTAACACCGAACACGTGAAAGAGATTGTAAAGAAATTTTTCGGAGACGATTGAGCGCGACGGGGGGGTGTTTTTTAATTAGGGGGTATGCCCGTTAAACCTCACCCCAAACTTTCCGTGTGTGTGAGCAGTTTTTTGGAATTGCGGAACTTTTGGATTATAACTGTTAAAATGTAGAATAATGGCAAGACGTATAGACGACTACAAAAAAGAGATAACAACAGCGCTGCGTGCTAACAATGCATACAGCAAAGGGCTGGATATGCAAATAGTATCGCTGGCCAGTGCCATGCGCAGTTTGGAAATGGCAAATGATCAGATCGACGGACTGACAGAGACGACTGTATGGGAGACAACCCGCTACGGCGAGAAGCTGGCGGCGCACCCGGTATTTAAGATCGCCAAAGAAGCACAGGAACTAATAACCCGACAGCTGAAAGCATTAGGACTTACCGCTGAAGATTTGACTGGTGGATCCGACGACGACCCGCTGGCAGATTTGACTAAGAAGCTAACTAAGAAACGCAGCCAGCCCAAAATAATTAAACCAGACGAAGAAGCAGTGAAGTAATGACCGAGGAAGAAAAAGACAAGCTGCACCAAGCAAAAAAAGACGTAACCGAGGAACTGGCAAATACGCGGATAGAACGCTACAGGCTAACCAATGTGGATAGCCGACTTGACGACTACGTGCGAGAGGTAGCCGACAACCCCGACCGGCATAACTTATACGAGCAGCTGGCCGTATTGCTTTTTTTTCGGAAGTGTGACCGCTACGGCATTAATGTAACTGAGGTACAGCAGTTTTTCGATTTCTACGAAAGTCTATATTTCCCTGGCAAGAAAGGGCCTCAGCGTTACAAGCTAACGCCGGTGCAGTGTTTCCAGTTCGCTAATATCTTTGCTTTCTGGGAGGATGGTAGGCGCATAGTGCGCGAAGTTGTGTTGTTTGTTCCACGTAAGTTTAGCAAGACTACCAGCACCGCGTCGCTGGCCATATACGATTTGCTGTACGGCGACGCTAACGCGGAAAGCTACACCGGTGCAAATAGTAGCGATCAGGCTAAAAAGTGTTTCGACGTGGTGCGTGGGTGTCTACGCAAACTGGATCCGAAAGAACGCCGTTACACCATTAACGAGCAAGTGATAAAGAGCCGCCGAAAGGATCGTAGCGCATTTGCTCAGTGTCTGACCGCTAATGCCCGGACTAAAGACGGGCTGAACGCCAGCACTGTGATTATGGACGAGTTTAGCCAGGCGCGCGATAGTGACCTGCTGACAGTATTAACTACGTCTATGGGTGTACGCGAAAACCCACTAACTGCTATTATTACCACCGCGTCGGACGTTTTCGACGGCCCGTTTTACGAGATGCTTAACGGTTACAAAGCCGTACTACTGGGAGAATACGAAGACGATAGTGTATTTGCTCATATATTCGAACCGGATATAGACGATGCCGAGGACGACGAAAAAACCTGGCACAAGGTGCATCCACATTTAGGCATAACAGTTAATCTGGAGTTCTACCGGCAGGAATACAAAAAAGCGCAGCGCGACGGATCGGAAGTTATGCTGGCGTTCCGTACCAAGTTGCTAAACATATATGCTGAAAACGAACAGCGCAGCTGGATAAGTAGTACACTGGCCCGGCATATCAGCCGCCCGATCCATTTAGACAGCATTAAGGGCAGGCCCGATGCGATGGTAGCTATCGACCTATCAGAAAGCGACGACTTTAGCGCCGTAACTATGAGTATGTACGACCAGGCGCAGAAAAACTTCCATTTTCATACAGCCTACTTTTTCCCTGCTGGGGCATTACCCAACCACCCTAACGAAAAACTATACCGGGTGTGGGCAGATAAGGGTTATTTGATATTGACCGATGGCGACGTAATAGACTACCGGGCTATTGTTAATTACGTGCTGATGCTTAACCAGCACGTGCGCATATTGAATATCGGCTATGATCCGTGGAAGAGCCAGGAGGTAATTAATATGCTGGCTGCTTCCGGAGCTGAAAATGTGATTACTGGCGTAAAGCAAACCTATGGCAATTTTACCGCACCAGTAGAAAGTTTTGAGCATGGTGCGAAAACAGGCCATATATTTATAAACGACAACCCTATAAACGCCTACTGCTTTGGTAATGCCGTACTGGATAGTGACAAGCTGGAGAACTGCAAGCCAGTAAAGCGAAAGCAAACGCAAAAGATTGACGGCGTGATAACCAAGCTGATGTGTATGCGGCTGTTTATTGATTATGAGCGCTAAATTTTAAGGCTGGTACCAGGTAGTGGCTTTCTCACGTATAGTAGAAGCAACATTTTTACTTTGCGATGGGATTTATAGATAATATACGAAAAATTTTCGGGCGTGAGGCTAAAGCAGATACGCCACCTACTGCGTCTACACCGCGCACAGGTGGTAGTTATTCGCTGTTCTCAACTGGCGGCAATGAACTGCGCGTAGGTACAGTTTATCGCTGTGTTAACCTGCTGGCCGACAGTGTGGCTAATTTGCCCATACAGTATATGCGCAAAAAAGGGGATATTTTCATAGATGACGTTAATAGCAGCTTGCATTATCTTTTAACCGTGCAACCCAGTCCAGCTATGAGCGCCGTAGATTTTTGGCGACAAGCAGTACAATACATTTTGCTAAGAGGTAACGCCTACATAGTTCCGGTTTTTGATTTTGTTAGTATGGATTGGATGCGGTTAGTATTGGTTGACCCACGTTGCGTAGCCCATGATACGATAAATGATACCTACAGCATCTGCGATATTACAGCAGGTATCAGCGGTGTTTATAACGAAGCTGAAATAATTCACCTCAAAAACTACACAAATGACGGCAAAAACGGCATATCTACATTATCGTTTGCCCGTACCACGACGGATATAGCTCTAACCGGCGATCAGGAAACATTAAGCCAATTCACCAACGGTGGAAGCGTGCGCGGTATAGTTAGTAACGACACCAGCGTACGTGGTTTCGGCGAGTATCAGGACAAGCAGCTGGAGAAAACAGCTAACGACCTGGACGAAAGATTTAGAAGCGGAGAAAGGATAGTGTCAGTACCGGGGCAGGTGCAGCTTAGCCCCATTTCGTTGAGTGGTGCCGATATGCAGTTCTTAGAGAATCGCAAATTTACCGTGCGCGATATTTGTCGATTTTTCGGCGTACACCCATCGTTTGTATTTGACGACACAAGCAATAACTACAAGTCGGCGGAGATGGCAAATGTGGCATTTTTGAGTAATACTCTAAATCCTATTTTGCGCAAAATCGAAGTAGAGCTACACCGGAAGCTAGTAGCACCGTCGCTGTGTTGCAAACGTAAATTTCAGTTTGACCGTCGCGGCTTATATGCCTGCGATTTGGATAGCCGCACGAAGTACCAAGCGCAGACGATAGCAGCTGGTTTGTACACAGTGAACGAATGGCGCAAAGAGGAAAATAAACCCGCCGTAGAGGGTGGCGATACCGTACTGGTATCAGCCAACCTAAGAGGCATACAAGAAGCAAATAAACCCGTAGAAACCCAACCGGCAATGTCGGTAAAAGAACCGAAAGAAGATGGCGAAGAATAAAGACCAAGTAATTAACCGAGTGCTGCACACCGTAACAGATCTGCGGGTGCGTGAAGGCGCTGAGGGGGAAGCTGCGAGCCGTATCATAACCGGTTACGCTATTCTTTTTAACACTCCGTCGGCGCCGCTGTATTCATATGACGACGAAGAGGCCCGCGAAGTGATCGCGCCTGGAGCAGTAACCAAAGAGTTACTGGACAGCTGCGATATTAAAATGACAATGTTCCATGATCGCCAGTTGATTTTAGCGCGTAGCCGAAACGGTATTGGTACGCTGACCTATGGCATAGACAGCAAAGGTGTATTTTTTGAATTTGAAGCACCCAAAACAGCAGACGGCGATAAGGCTCTGGAACTGGTAAGACGTGGCGATATATCCGGCTGTAGTTTCATGTTTACCACCCACTACTACGACAGCGCCTATGTAGCGCGCGATGTACAGAGAGTGGATGGAAAAACGATTATAACCTACACTGTAAACGTTGTTACCGGTATTTACGATTTTACCCTAGCCGCGGATCCTGTCTACCCAGATACCACCTGCGAGGCCGAGGCCCGCGAGTTGGTTAAAGAACTGCGTACACCAGAGCGACCGGAAACACCAAAAGAAGAAAATAAGATGCGGGAGCAAGTGCGCGAAATGCGCTGCGCTGCTTCGTTATTATTGTAACATAATGTTTAACAGATAAATTTTTTTGAATTATGCACAAAAAAACATTAAATGTGCGCGAGTTAGTCAATAAATACCAAGCTAACTGCGAGCGTATCAGCGAAATTGCCGATACATGCGAAAAAGAGGATCGCGAGCGTAACAACGCCGAAACGAAAGAGTTTGAAGCGCTGGCGAGAGATAACCAGCTGCTACAAATGCGTATGCAGGCAGCTGCGGCAGAGCACCAGCGTGAAAATCCTAACGCCCGCCAGGACGCAGTTAAGATTATCCGCGAAAATGCATCGAAAGGACAAAAGACCGAAATTACTTTTGTTCGCGAAATTATGATGGTGTCAGATATGACCGGCAACGGAACTATACCGCTTAATATCCAAGATATTTTGAAACCACTTACAGAGGGCTTCATTTTGGATAAAGTAGGTTTACCGATGCCTACCGGTCTGGCTGGCGACTATGTTTGGCCGGTGTACGAAATGGTAGAGGCTACCGTATTGGGCGAGGGCGCAGCACTGGGAGATACTAAAATACCATTTAGCAAACTTTCGGCTAACCCCGCGCGTGTTGGTATCGCTATTCCGGTATCAAACCAAAGTATCAACCAAACAGACGGCTTACTGGAAACTATCGTGCGTGAAATTATGCCGCAGTCTGTACGCCTGCTGCTTAATAAAATCTTAATGAGCACTACCGCCGTTAATGATGCTGCAAATTCTGCCGGTTTGGTAGGGCCATTCGTAGCAGCTGTAGCAAAAGCAGTGGCACTTTCCAACGTGCCTACTTTTAAACAGCTTAACCAAACTATGAAAGCTAAGGTTTTGGAAACCGGCATAGACGGCGAGCACCTTTGCTGGGTAATGACTAAAAGTATGGAAGCGATTTTAGAGGGTACACCTATTAACGCCGACGGTATTTTTGTTCCGATGGCGCAAAACGGAAGACTTTGCGGTTTGCCTATCTACACTACTAACGCGATCCGCAAGGGCGTTAAGTCTTACCAAAAGTACACCGCCGGATCGACTAACGCGTGGGCGGCCTATACTTTGCAAGACGGCGACGTAATCGAGTATAAAGTATCTGGCGATACTATTGAGCACGCTTTAGCAACTGTTACCAGCCCAGCAGGCGGTAAAATCGCAGAAGTTACGGTAGTTACCGAATATATCGGCATAGGAGATTGGAGATACCAGCCTATGGGATTGTTTGGCGCTTTGCGTTTCGTTGTTGATCCTTATAGTCAAGCGCGTAAGGACGCAGTAGATTTTGTGTTAAATACAGACTACGGAACTAAAACGCTACGTCCCGAAGCATTTATGATAGGTCAGGTAGCCCCTGCAACCTAAGATAAATACAAGGTAGAATTATAGACACGGTTTAATTATGGCTAAAACAGATATAGCACTATTAAAGCAGCACGTACGGGCTGACGATTTCAGCGACGACGACCAGTACCTGGCACACCTGCTGGATGCGGCCGAGCAGTACGTATGCACCGCCACTAACCGAACCAGTGACGAACTGGTAGAACTGGGCGACGGTAGTTTGCCAGTAATGCTACAGCAGGCGGTATTATTGACTGCCGGGCACTGGTACAACCAGCGTGAAGCTGTTAGCGGCGTGCAGATGGCCGAAGTGCCGTATACCCTGCAAGCCCTAATTAAACCGTATCGCAAATTAGCAGGCGACACCACGGAATGAAAGCAGGGCGACTTAAATATAAACTCACGCTGATAGAACCGCAGCGCACTACTGACAGGATGGGCGCGGAAGCAGTAACCTACAAGCCAACGCGCACCGTGTATGCGGAACGTGTTAGAGCAACGGGCAATCGTAGTGAGGAAGTAGGCGAACATTTCCCGGATTATACAGTAGAGTTTAATATACGCGACGCGCACCCAATAGCCGAAAACTGGCAGGTGCAGCAACTGGGCGGTTACCTTTATACAGTAGTG